GCATCCCAACGCGTCGGCCCTGGACTCGGCTTCCTCCCTGGTGGAGTAGGTGTCCGGGGCTTTGACGGTCGCGGACTTGACTCCGATGGTTGACGTTGACGGAGAGGCGCCGCGGATGACCGCTGACACCTCGACCCAGTCCAGGTCAAGGATGCGCCGGGTTGTCTCTTTCCCGGCCCGGTCATAGACGACCGCGTCACCGGCAGGGAGATTGAATCCCACCGACCATTCCCGGATATATTCGCCGGCGATGTTGGAGTAGGCTTCCTGTCCGGCTTGCGTGTCCATATTCAACTGCATCCGGGTGTAAAGCCGATGCTCGTCCGCGGCGCCGGTCGGCTCGGACTGGGCGAATAAGACCTTCCCCACCAGCTTGCTCTGGTCATGTCCGGCCAGTACCGGGATGGGGAGGTTGGACTTGATGCTGGCGTTGAATGCTGCCGGGTCGATGATGTCCCCGTCCGCGTCCCGGATTCCCATCGTGTTGACGTATGCCTCGACAATACCGGCGCGGTCGTCCAGGACTTTAGCGTCCGAGATATAGAACTTGTTGATCATGCGGTCTCCTCCGGTCGATAATCGCGGGGCATCGGTTGCCAGTTCAGCGTCCCGTTGGGATGGTCGTCTATGTTCGCGGCGTCCTCCACGGTGTATATCTGGTTATGACGCTCGGCGCATGTCCGCCCATACGGGTCACCTGGGTCGATGTAGTTGTCATCCGGGTCGCCGTCTATATCGTCGGCGCGGACATATGAGAATCCTTGTTCTTTGAAGAAGCCCACGCTCGTCAGATTTTGCGTCCTCATAACCTCCGTCCGGGCGATCGTACGGGCGCGGTTCTCGGTCTCGGTCAGGATGGACCGGAGACCTGGGAATGGAGGGTCGGCGGTCGGGACTCCCCGCGCCAGTTGCGCGATGGAGTAGCCGTTCTCCAGGGCGATCGTCACTCCCCGCTGGATGGCCCGGTTGGTAGTCCGGTGGATTATCGCCGCCCTGGCCGGCGCCTGGACCAAGACCGACTGCACGAAGGGCAGTTGTTCCGTCCATTGCAACGTCCCGGCGAGGCCGGTTTCGTTTATCGCGGCAACTGTTTTCTTACTCATGCGGAGTATCGCCCGCTCCACGATGGCCTGGAGGTCGGGGATGCCGTCCGGCAAGTCCAACATGGAAGGATCAAAGCCCGGAGGGAAGTCCTTGGAGTCGGAGCTGGTCCGCTCCATCCACCGTCCCAGGATGCCGTCCACCCGGTTACGGAGTCCGCGGAAGTGCCGCTGGACCCGCTTCGCCATCTGGTCGGTCTCCTCCTCCCGGTCCTCCAGGAGTTGGCGGCGTAATATCCCGGCCCGTCTCGCTACCCTCGGCGCCTTCAAGGCCGGGAGGTCTTCCCATTCCTTGAGCGTCCCGACCGGCAACGACTCCTCCACCGGAGCGGCGCCAACCGCCACCGGGGCCGGTGTACCCTCGGGAACTTCAAAGATTGATGACGGTATCCTCCGGACCGCGCCGTCCAAGATAGCTACCAGTCCGAGTTGTTCCCTGGCCTCGTTCAAGGTCAGGATGCCGCCGGCGAATAAGCCGGTAACTCTGGAGGTCATCGCCTCGCGGTCGTCCAGGCCGGAGCGCATCTCGGCCCAGTCCACCGTCAAGGTCTCGTTGCCGGGATAATCGTCAAACAGATTCCGGTTGAGATGCCGGAGGATGCGGGAGACCATCGGCTCCAGGGTCTCGGAGTGGAAGGCCATCCGGGCCTCGCGGTAATTGCTATATGTCGAGCGTTGGAGTCCCACGTTGGCCCCGACTAAAATCGCTGGCACTCCAAAAACGGCGCAGATTCGGCTCTCGGTCAGGTTGTGGAGTTCCGGGAGCGCCATATCTTTCGGAGCGTTTGCCATCGGCACATAATCGGCGTCCTCGTCGAGTATGGCGATGCGGTGGAAGTTGTTCCGTCCGCCAAACTGGGACCGCCAACGGGACCGGATGGTCGCCGCTTCCTCCTGGGTATTGAGGCGCCGCTTGAGTTTCAATAGCCCGGATGGGACGCCGGCGTTCTGGAAATACGTCTTGGCGAAGTCCGTCATATTCAAGTCGAGGTTGACGTTCCGCGCCAGGACTTGAAGGGGAGATAATCCATACAAGTCGCCGCCGGGATTCGGCAGGGCGAGGTGGCAGATGTCCTCCCGCGGGATGGGATAATCTTTCCCGCCCACGGTATAAATATAGCCCTCGGCGCCGTGATCCCCGCCGATTATCCGGACCCGGTCGGGCCGGAGGTGGTAGAGCGCGGACACCTTGCCGGAGCGATTGCGCTCCTTGAGGGTGTAGGTATTCCCGGCGACCTGCAGAAAGGTCACCAGAGTCTCGACAAAACTGTACCAATCGGAGGTCGGGTTGGGCTTGCTGGTTAGGTCGTGAAGGAGGCCGGAGGTTATCTCGACGGAGCCGCCGCCTTGGGCGGGAGCCTGGACGTAGTACCGGGGAGAGGCCGCGCTGACCGCAAGCTCTCTGATGCAAGCGTGGACGATCTCGGACTTGGCGTATCCCTCGGTGGCGAATGATTCAAAGCTGGCGTCCGGGTAGGTCGCCTGTCCAACGTCATAATTGAGCGGGACGGCGACTGCTACGTCGCCCGGTTCTTGCTTGCGGAGGAAGTCCCAGAACGGCAAAAGTGACCTCCACCGGCTTCGGGCTTCCGCCTCGGACACTTGCCGGATAAGGCCACTGGGAATAAATCTAGCACATGAGTTCTGATGCCGTCAACCTTCTGGGATGGTAGGGCTTCATCCGTTTGGTGGGACCAACGCAATACATCAGCCCGTCCTCGTAACGGTAGGATAACAGCCGCCCGTCCTGGAGGAGGGTGTAGGTCACGCCGGGAGTCGCGAGGGCGTTACGCCTTGCCCACCTCCGGCCAGCCTTCCAGTCCTTGGTCTTGACGGTTAATGGCATCACGCCTCGTTCCGGGTCTTGCATCGGGCGCAGATGATGACCGTCCCCCGCTCGGCCTTCTCGGCCAGGAGCTTCCCGCAGAGGTTGCACCGCAACTCTTTGGTCAATCGTCCTCTTGCTCCTTGATGAACTGGGAGCATATCCCCAGGAGAGCGGACGCCATCGCCAGCATCCCCAGCGTGGCCGAGTCTTGGCCTTCCACGACCTTGCTCTCTGCCGCGTCCAACCACGCCCGACCGGCCCGGAAGTATTGCTCCGGAGTCTTTGGTTCCTCGGATGTCATGGACTCCTCCATCACCATACTCCCACTCCTGGACCCGGCGCCGCGTAGCACATTGCCAGGGCGTCCGCATCGTCGGGACTCCCGCCGGTGGACCTTTTGGAAAAGTCGGCTTTGCTCTCCAGCTTTATCCGCCGATCTCCCTGGACCGTGTACCGCCGCGCCGATAGCTGGGCGATCACTGACGGGTTGTCATCGATGTCGATGGTCCCGTCCCGGAAGGCTTGGCCCAGTTCCAGCCATGCTTCCGCGATGGCGTTGACATATCGGTCGGGTCGTCTGGCCTTCTCCCCGCCGTTGAACGGGACGATCCTAACTCGTCCCCCAGCCACCCCTTCCTCGTTCAGCCGGTCGGTCACGCCGCCACCGACGCCGGTGTCGTCCACGATTATCTGGCCCACCTCCGGGTCGTCCTCGGCCATCATCTTGAGATGTCCGGCGACCTGTTGGGTGTCCCGGCCTTGGGACTTCCAGACCAACCGGCAGACGTTCCCCTGCCGGCGGTAGACCACGGTCTTGTCCGCGCCGAATCTGGCAACGTCACAAGCCAGCGTGGCCTCGCCCTCCGGCTCCAGTTGCCGCTCGACCGCGTCCATCAGGAGAGACCGCGGGACGATGGCGTCCTCCAGGTTGTCCGGGAACCGGCCCAGGACGGAGGCGATGTATAGGGCTGAGTCCTCGCCCCATTCTTTCCGCCGTTCTTCGATCTGTTGGGTGGTCACCATGCCGGGGATGACTTCCCGGCCCAATTGGACGTTTGGCGTGTCGGCGGCTGATATCGAGATGGTGTGGTAAAGGTCGGCGCCGCCGTGGAAGGCGTCATAGAACTCGCCGGAGCTGGCGAAGGCGTTGCCGGTCAGGAGCATCCGGGCCGGGTTCAATCGCTTGACCGCGTCGATGTGGGATTGCTCGATGTTGTGGGCCTCGGTCAGGATGACCAGGAGGTTCGGGCTGTGGAAGCCCTGGATGTTGTATTCGTTATCGGTGGCGAATCCGACCGCGTAGTGGCGGTCGTCCAACTCCCACCGGGCCGTCCGGTACATCTGACCGCCCAACGGCGCCCTCGCCGTGAGGTATGCGCTCCGGGCTTCCTTCCACACGATGTCCGAGACCTGGCGATGGGTCGGGCCGAGGACGACACAGATGGCGGGATACCGGGTCGCCATCCACCAGAGCATCACCCTGGCCGATTGCCAGTCCTTGCCCGTCCCATTGGCGCCGACCACCGCGACCCGGTTATGGTCCCGGACCGCCCTCGCCATCTCTAGTTG